AACTTGTTGAAATACTGGGTGTGCCAACCATCAACAGAGACAGTAGAGTCTCATTGGTGGACCTACGTACCCCGGAGACTTGTACTGCCTGCACTGGGTCTGAAGAGGGCGGTCTTTCAATGCTTTTTAGATGGTGAGGCTGTTAGTCTGACTGCTACAGCACTGGAGGACTACAAAGATTCTACCAATTCTATCCAGTCGGATTTGATAGCGCCCAGCATGTTGTGCAACACGGCGTGGTACTGGGGTGAATTTATGTCTAGGAACAATGCGCTTGATGTGTATGACCTACACCGCAAGCTCATGCAACCAGATGATGCTGAAATCCGCGCGGATTTGCGGTCCGATGCTATCGTAAGCGCCATACTGGGTACGGGTATACGAAAGTCCCTGTTCCCTGGCACAGCAACTTATATCCCTGGTGGGTTATCAGACCACTACGGAATAAGGGTTAAGTTCGGTAATGTGAACATAGTCGAAGCGCGTGAGCACGGGTATGACGTTGACCCTAATTATGTGGTGATGAATAAGCTGGTAGCTCCCAGCGGCGTTGCTATGATCACAGGACTACCGGGTACATTGCAAAATTCAACACCCTATGGGACGATATTTTCCACTAACCCAATGGTCAAGAAATATGATTGCGGAAATTGGCGTGATGCCATGAATTACAACGATATTTGGGCGCATGGGGTCGTGGCTAGGTGGAATGGGCATGATTTAGATTACGCCCACCCTAAACATGATGGGAGACACACAGTTTACGCGGCTAATGACGTGTCAGTGGCAATGCCACCTGTACCGCCCACAGCTGACACGAACCCAACTTCTTACATGTTTAGAGGAATGCACCCGAGGAAGTATGGTTTCGGCACATCTTTCCAGTGGGTTACCGATCGTAAGCTGACATTCAGATGGGCTAGGACTCAGAGCTACATGCTTGATGAACCCAAATGGCGTTCACCTCCGGCATATGTGCACGAGGCACCTGCTATGAATGGTTTGACTATGACGGCAACCCCCTTGTCGGCTTCTGAGTACGTAACGACCCTCGTATGTAAATACGACATCCGCACTTCGGGTTTTCATCTGAGTTGGTCGAACGCGGGAGTAGTACTACCGCAGCGACAAGGGCCATCCGAGTTGTTGGCACACGAAGCGAGTGTGACGAACATACAGGGAGCGAACTCGGAGACAGGACAAGGACCAGGGCC